CTAAGTCCAGGATTACTGGAACTTAACGCTAGAAATAGCAATCTTAGCAACGTAGTCAGCCGCGTTACCTAGAGAGCTTGCTGTGTTTGTTAACTCAACATAACCATAACGTGTCATGAAGCTAACAACTGGTTCGAATGTTGTTGGATCAAGAACAACACCAGAGCTCATTAGAGGAATGTATGGGCAGTAGAAAGCGGCCGCATCCATCTCATTTGGACCCTTATAACCAACTAGCACTGGGCTTGTTGTGTCGGCATAAGCGTTTACGTATACACGCATAGAGCTGTTTAGTGTACCAACGAACTTGGTGTTTGTTGGTGCTTCGAAAGTACCTTCTGTTGTACGAGCAAATGCTGATGTAGTAGCAGATTGTAGTACTGTCAATGCTGTTGGGCTAACAACAACGTAGTTACCTGCACCGCGACGTGTACGATGAGCGATCAAGTTTGCGGCTTGGTTGATTTGAATAGCTAGAACAGCGTGTTGGTCACCAACGTATGTAGGTGTACCTGTGAAGCTAGCGGCACCACCAACTTGGTCGAATGTGCTAACTGCTGTACCTGCTAGGGCTTGTAAGCTACCGATAACTTCTTGGTCGATCTCAGCAGTAATTTCTTGTGCTAGAGCGGCCATAACTTCGGCTTCAACATCTAAACCGTGCATTGCTTGTGCATCTTGCGCGGCTTCAAATGTCCAACGTGCGCTTAACTTACGTGTTTTAGCTTCTACAGTTTGCTTCAATACTTGAATGCTTAACTTGTTACCAGCTTCACCTTCTAGAGCGGCCGTTGCGGCGGCTTTACCAGTAGATGCACCAGAATATTGTTCTGCAATCTTGAATGGGCTTAGTGCTTCGTCACCAGCGGCAACAGATGTTGCGCCACTAGATGCTTGAGCATAGCGAACACGTAGAGTGTGGATTTGACCAACTGGACCGGTCATTGGCTGAACGCCGACGATCTCGTTAGCAATAACAGTAGGCATTACACGTCGAATAACGGGTAAAATTACCTTGTTTAAAACTGCAACGTTTCCAGAAGTAGTAGCACCGGCTGTTACGCTTTCTGCTAGGTACTTACGAGTATTTTCTAACGTTGCTTCCATGACAACCTTTTTGTTGCCTGAGAGTCCTTCTAGGAGAGCTTCTTTGGTAGCTGACCAGTTTTGGGACTCGAAAAGTGGACTAGACATCACTTATCTCCTCAAATTCCTGCAAGTTTTTTCAAAGTAATGATATCGGCTTTGGAACCTGTATCTTCACTTTGTTTTTTATTACCAGTGATCGCAGTACTCTGTGATCCGGTGCTCTCAACTAAAGTGGCTTTCTTCTCAGAAGATTTCACTGATTCATTGAGTACAGCTGGTAGGTATTTTTCAAAAGACTCCTTGAGACGTTCTGTCTTAACTGTTTTTAGCAGATCAGACATAATCTCACGCTTCTCTTTCGACAATGGAGCTACCAACTCCTGCATAATGTTTGTACGTCGAGCAACATCTTCGGCGATAGCTACTTTACGTGCAGACTCTGCAATCATATTGTCTTTTTCATCAAGCTGTTTCTTGGTTTCTTCCAGCTTGGCTTGAACATCAGCAAGTTGTTTGCTGACCTTCTTGACTTCCATGCCATCGGCAAAATGACTAGCCATGAATTCTGCGGCGAATGTTTCCATGATCTTACGACCAAACGCATTTTCACGAGCAACTTTGATGTCTTCTTTAAGTTGGCTGAGTTCAGTTTTGAGGGACTTACTAATAATTCCTTCAACCTTGCCTGCGGCTTCCTTAACAAACTTCGCTTTTGCTTGAGCAATAGTCTTTTTACCTTCTTGAACTAGGCGAACACGAGCGGAACGTAATGCCTGCTCATCTTCGTGTAATTCGTTAAGTTCATTGGTTAGACGCTTAAGAACAAACTCTTCTAGCTGTGCCATATTCTGTTTGTTAGCTTCGCGATCATTACGCAACTCTTTAATTTCACGAGCAAGTGCTTCCATGACAAACTTGTTTAAGAGTTCAGCATGTTCTGTAACTTTGGTCTTGTAACTAATACGAGCTTCTGCAAGAGCTTCTTTGTCTTGTTGGAACTCAACTAGTTCTTTCTCGATAGCTTCACCGATCATTTGATCCATGGCATCTACGAGTAAGCCCTTGTCGTGTTCATAACGCTGACTGAATTCTTCGCGTAATGTAGCTGTAAGTTCTTCACGAGCTTCTGCAATACGAGATTCGAATGCTTCGGCTAGTTTAGACTTAACGTCTTCTGATAGTACCTCTGAACCTAGTAGTTCTGAAAAACTTGTCATCTTCGTTTCTCCTAGATCTTCAGGTTATTGATAAACTTCAGAACCTCTTCTTGGAGGTATTTTTGTGCTTTAGAATCGTACTTAACAGCTTCAGCTACGTCCATTAGTTGTCGTTGACGATTGCTCATCATGACACGTTCGTAGATTGCTTTTGGATACGCATCCGGCGCACTTGGATTCGCAACAATGTCTACAGTAACGATTTCGAAGTCTTTAACTTCACCGCTTTCTGCTACATTCCCTGAACCTCTGGTTGATACGCCTAGTTTGACACCGCTTTCTAACAAAGTTTTAACAATGTTACCCATTGGTGTTGGGAGTATTTTCATCTTGCCCATGCCGTTCGAGCCGTCCATAAAGACGTCTGTGATCATATGACTTACGCGGTCTAGGTTGACCTGTAAGTCATCTGGGTGATCGGCTTCTCCAAGTACGCTATACCCCTTGTCTAAGCGTTCTTTAATGCTTTTACAGGCCTTCGCAATCTCATTGATAGGATAATTTCTACCATTTTGATTAGGAATGCCGCCTTGCATCATGATGCCACTCATAAAGATATCACGGCCCTTACCATCGGCAGACTCTTTAGCCTCAACGATGATTTTAGCCTGATCGAATGTTAGTGATTCTCTAAGTGGAATAAAATTCATAATTAACGTCCTGCGATAGGTGAACGTGTGTTACCTGTACCAACACCGCCTTTAGCTACTTTAACAGCTTGTAGGCTAGGTGCTTTTTTCTGGCCAGGTTCGTTACCTGCGTTAACGCCAATGTCTTTCGGTGATGGTGCAGAACCGCCTTTTTCACCGCCGTTGCCACCTAGTTTAAATGGCTCAGCTTTCATATCCTTCTTTGGAAGGTTAGCGATAGGGCTCTTTTTGTTACCTGCATTGTCAGAATTTTCTGGCTTTGGTGTAGCTAATAGTTGTGCGCTTTCTTCTAATTCGTCAAAATCAGCAGACTCGCCCATACCTAGTTCTTCTTCGCCACCTAGTTCTTCTTCGCCACATAGTTCTTCGTGGCCTTCTTCACCAGCTTCTTCGCCCTTTAATTGAGCAAATAGGCTTTTTAGTTCGTCTAATGCGTCTTCTACATCTAGAATAGCATCATCAATTTTTTCTTCGTCAGCTTCTTCAGCTTCTTCGTGACCTTCTTCACCGCCGAACTCTTCGTCAGCTTCTAGATTGTCTTCGTCTTCTAAATCTTCGTCTTCTTCGCTGAACATTTCTTCGTTGTTAATTTCATTCTTTGCAGAACTGATATTATCAGCGAAATCATCTTGCTCATCGTCAACTAGTTCTTCAGTTTCTAAGACTTCGTCTTCAGCTAAATCGTCACTAGTAATTAGGCTTTCATAAATGTTACGACCTTTCTCTACAAAGAAAGAGTGTAATAGTTCTTGGGCCTGTGATTCCTCTTTGTTGAGGATGTGCTCTAGCACTTGTTCTAAAATTTGTTTAGGCATCGTTAAATCTCCTTTGGCCAAAAGATAGCGATATCTTCGTAAAGGTATTTACAATGGAGACTATTTAAGTACAGGATAATGGCCGAAAAAACACGTTTTTTTGATTTCCGGCCCAGAGATAAGTAACCGCTGGGTTACTGCGCCGCGGCTCGGGCATAGATAACGCCCAAATATTTTGATTTTTCGTCTAGTTCTGCTTTTTTACGTTCGCTAATGTCTCTTATAAATGAGCAAAAAAACATACTATCATCAATTTGTATTGGAATTATAGTGAGTTCTACAATAGTCTCGGAACCATCCTTTTTACGTGCAGGGAATTCAAGTAATCTATTCAAAGCTTTGCTTCCCTTGCCGTTCATAAATTCATTAAGACCTTTATTATGTGCATTGGCA